CCTGGACGTCGACCGCGCAGTAGGCCGCGAGCCGCTCGATCCGGTCGGCGTCTTCCCACCAGACGACCGTGCCGTCGTTCTCGATCCGGCGCGGCTTGCACATCCGCAGCATCAGGGAGTGGCCCTGCCGGTCTTTCGTGAACGGCGCGCCCATCGCCCCCAGGGCGCCGTCCAGAGAGCCAGGGAGGCCCATGGCGCGGCCCCGGGCCATCGTGCAGTCCCACGCATCCATCGGCAGTTCGGGGAAGCCGTAGCGGGGCGCCAGGACGTGCCGGTGGAGGATCCGTTCGAAGGCCGCGTTGTGGGCCACCACGTCGACCTCGCCGCCGGCGGCGCAGCGCAGGGCGTCGTGGAGCTCGGCGGGGATCCCCTGCCCCGCCAGCCAGGTGTGGACGGGGCCGTCGTCAATCGCCCAGCAGCCCAGGATGACGTCGGTGCTGGGATCCTGCGCATACACGTAGACCCCCGTCTTGCGGAGGTCGACCGTGCTGCGCGTCTCGATGTCGAAGTGGAGGACGCTCATCGGTTCCTCCAACCTGCACAACTGATCTCCATGAGATCAGGTAGCGTCATCGCCAGGAAATCGTCCGATATGTTCTTCTCACGAAGCATATTTCGAACACTTACGACGATTTGAAGCATGAAGACATCAGTCGGGGTCAGCCCTACTTTTTCCCCGTGCTCCGCGATCGTGCGAATTTCAGCCATCCATAGGCTTTCGCCATGTAGAGGACGGGCTGTCATCAGAAATCGCTGCATATTAGTCACGCCGCGCCCCGCAGCATGTACCAGACCGTCGATCGGTCGCGGTTCAGGATCCGCGCCGTGGCGCTCTTGGTCATGCCGAGCTCGGTCGTCAGGGCCTGCGCGACGGCGCGCCTGGCGCGGTGGAGCGTCTTGCTGTTCTTCGGGCCCGGCATGTCGTCGGGGTCGACGCCGTGGCGGGCGCAGATGTCGCGGATCGTCAGGTTGATGAGGAACGACCCGTAGTCGACGGATCGGCGCTTCGGGGGCGGCGGCAGGGCGGCCAGGATGGCGTCGACCAGGCCGTCAGCCCATGCGTCGTCGCGGCGCTCCTGCCGGGGGGTCGTCGGCGGCCGGTCGAGGCCAAAACGCCGGCGCAGTACCCGCACGCGGGTCATCACTTCCGCCCCGGTGAGGGGTTCGTGTCTCAGGTCATCCATCTCTGTGCTTCCGGTTTCAAGGGGTTTCGCCTGGGGCGAAAGTCGCCGGACGCAAGGGGGGCGAGCCAATGCGTCCGGCGACCATCTCAACTCCAGCGGGGAGGCGCCGGAGGAGCTCAGATCACGTCGTCGTCGTCCTCGCTGTCGTCAATGCCGGCGAAGGCGTCCTTGACGTTCACGCCGCCGCCGAAGGGCGTGTCGTGCTTGAGCACGCGCGCACCCAGGAGCGCGAAGGCGACGCCCGACGTCTTGTTGCGGAAGGCGTAGGGGCGGACCAGCAGGCGGCCCCACCGGCCGCCGTAGACCTGCTTGGGGTCGGTCACGACGACGTTGTCGCGGTCGACCACCTCGGGCTGCTTCTTCGGGTGGGCGGCCGAGATCACGGTCCACCCGGCCTCGTAGCCGGCCATCGGCTGGTCGTTCCGGTTCTTGCGGGGCTTCTTGAGCGTCTGGACGACGTCCTCGGGCTTCCACATCTTGTCCGGCCAATCCTCGCGCGGACCGAACTCCTCGACGGCCGCCTTCTCCAGGGCCGCCAGCAGGGGCTTGCTGTCGAAGCCGGGCGGCATCAGGATGACGCTCTCCCAGCGGGCCTTCCCGTCGTCGTTGGTGTGGGGTTCGAAGAAATACGGGAAGGCCAGGCGGCCCTTCCCGATCGCCATCGTGGGGGCGGGTTCGTTGCGCTTTGCAGCCATTTTCTCAGTCCTCGTCGGTTTCATCATCGAACAGCGCCGCGCCCGGTTTCAGGGCCTCGCGCTTGTCACTCACCGGGGCCATCGTGGCGCCGGAGCTCTTGGAGGGGGCGAGGGCCGCGAGGTCGATCTCGACCTTCGCCTTCTTCACCACCTTCTCGATCTGGGCCGGGGACTTCAGCTTGAACTCCCCGACCGCGTCCTGTTCCAGGCCGGCGCCCAGGAGGCGCTGGTAGGCCTGGCCCTCGTTCAGCCAGCTCCGGCGGCCCCGCTTGGCGACCAGCTTCCACCCGGTCAGGGGGAGGCCGTCGTTGAGGCGCCGGAAGGCCTCGGCGTTCACCGCCTTGAGCCACAACTTCACCAGCGGCACGACCGCCAGCGCCGACAGAAGGTCCGCCTCGGCGGTGCTCTGGTCAATCTCTTTCGCTGCCGGCGAAACTCCTCCAACAGCGTCGTCGTCATCCTCGGGGCCGAGGCCGCCCAGAACCTCCCGCAGGGCGGCCTGCTTGAGCACGGGACAGGTCGCCGCGGCGAGGCAGAACTCGCAGTGCTCGCCGGCCGTGCGGGGCGCGCCGGGCGCCAGGGCGCGCTCGACGCCCTCCACCAGGTCGGACGCCAGGACGGCGAGCTCGCGGCGGGTGACCACCGTCCGCTTCACGCCGCCCCGGTTGGGCTGGACGATCGTCACGGCCATGCGCTGGACGTTCTTGCCGGACGCCGTGGCGACCTGCAGGCCGCCCAGCAGGTAGCCGCCGCACTGGACGTTGACGCGGCCGTCCACGTCACGCTCGTCCACCTCGCCCCAGCCCGTCTTGAGGTCGACCACCTCGACGTGCCAGACGCCCCCCTCCAGCCACATGATCACGGCGTCCGCCGTGCCGTAGAGCATGTCGTGCAGGTGGACCAGGTGGAACGGCTGCTCGACCAGGAGCTCGCCGTTCGTCCTGGCGAGCACGTCGAACACGTACACGACGAACTGCTCGACCGCCGCGTAGTCGTCCTCGTCCAGGCCCTCCAGCGGCGCGAGGCTGCGCTGCTCCAGGGCCTGCGCCGCCACCAGGTGGAGGCGGGTGCCCCGCTCCGCGGCGGGGCTCGAGAGATTGGGGAGGCCGCGCTGGGCCTCCACGGACCCCGGGCAGGCGAGCCACTGGCCCGCCTTGGAGAACCCGACCGGGGAGTGTCCTACGGGTTGCAGGGCCATGTCAGGCCCCGTCGAGCAGCGTGAGGAACTCCTGCATCCGGTCGTCCGGCAGCTCGCTGACGCGGGGGAACCCCATGCTGGCGACGAGGCCCTTCACGATCGCGTTGCCCTTCTCCTTGCCGTCCTTGTGGCCGGCGATGAAGGCGCGAGCGGCGTCGATGACCTCCTCGCGGGTGAAGTCCAGCGTGTTCGGGCCGGCCTCCAGGGTGGCGACGACGGCGCGCGCCTTCTCGGGCGGGGGGCCGCTCGCCCAGGCCTCGGCCTCGGCGGCCGTCATGGGCTTGTCAGCCGAGACGGGCGCCGCAGGCTCCGCCCCAGGTGCCGCCGCGGGGGAGGCTTCGGTAGGGGCTGCAGAAGCCCCAGCAGGCTCCCCCGCGGGCGCGTCCTTGCCCTTGCGGGTCCGCTTCGGCTTCTCAGCCTCGACCGGCTCGGGCTTCACGTCCGACACGTAGGTGTCGGCGACCGGCGCCTCGTCGCGCGCCCGTTCCGGCGCAAGTTCCTTCGTCGGCTGCGAAACTCCCAGCCCGACGAGCAGCGGGCCAAACTGCCGGAGCAGCTCCTCCCGCAGCTCGTCCAGCGACTGCACCGCCATGGTGATCTGGATGTTGGTCTTCATTCGGCATGCCCTTCCAATTTGCGCAGCACCCGCGCCTTGCGGGCCAGCGACCTCTGAACCTGGTCGTCCACCGTCCCGGCGAGGGACGAGAACGTGACGTGGACCGGGCGGTTCTGACCGGCACGAAATGCACGCCCGATCGCCTGCGCGTTCTGCGCGGGCGACCAGCTTGCGTCGAGGAAGACGATGCGGCGGGCCGCCTGCAGGTTGAGCCCGGTCCCGAGCGCCTGCACGTTGCCGACGAGGACGCGGCTCCGGCCGTTCTTGAAGGCCTCGACCGCGTCGTCCCGCTGCTTGCCGGCCGTCTCACCTATGATCAGACGGGCGTCATAATCTGTCAGGGCCCGGTGGGCCGCCCGCAGGGCCTCGACGTGGCACCCGAAGAGGAGCACCCGGTCGAGGCCGCCGTTGAGCTCCGCCCGCACGCGCTCGACGCAAGACCCGGCCTTCCCCAGTGCGACAAGACGCCGCAGGGTGGCGGACGGGGCCCCGAGGCTCTCCAGGTCGTCGCCGCGCCCCAGCGCGTCCTCGACCTGCTGGAGCAGCTCCGGCGGCACGCCCGAGAGGTCGAGGGCGTCCCCCTCCAGCTCCCAGGTGTCGATCGTGAGGGGCGGCATGTCGCGCGCGTCGACCAGCTTCAGGCGCGAGCCGGTCTTGCCCCAGCGGGCCCGCAGCTCGTCCAGGTCGGCGCCGCCGACGATCTGGGTGCCGTAGTCGCCGCGCCGCGTCTCGCAGAAGCGGTCGACCCACCGATCGTAGGTCGGGCAATCGGCGCAGAGCTCCGGCCAGAGGCGCGAGACGTGCGTCCAGAGCTCGTTCGGGAAATTCACGACCGGCGTGCCGGTGCCGAGCCACACGCGGGGGATCGAGCGGACCAGGCTGTCGCTCTCCGGCTTGTGGCCGTAGATCGCCTGGGTGGTCACGGCGGTGGGGCTGGCGAGGCCGTGCGCCTCGTCCAGGACGACGCTCTCCCAGGCCCGCTTGCGGAGCTGCCGCAGGATCGGCTTGGAGCGCGCCATCTCGTAGCTGCACACAACGACGCGGGCCCGCGGGTCGATCCAATCCCGCTGGGTGCGGACCACCTGCAGGGGCGCCCCGTCGCCGCGGAAGCGGGCGATCTCGACGGCCGCCTGCGAGCGCAGGGCCGCCTTCGTCAGCCAGAGCTGGCGGCCACCGACCAGGCGGCCCGCGACGGCGAGCGGGGCCGTCTTGCCGACGCCGGGCTCCCACCACAGACCAAAGGCCTTGTGGCGGACGAGCTCCTCGACGGCCGCAGCCTGGTGGGGCCAAAGCATCAGATGGCGTCCCCGTTGCCGGCCGCCGTCTGGCCGGCCTCGGCGCGGATCTTCTCGATCGAGGCGCGCAGGATCAGCCAGCGGTTGCCCAGCCGGCGGCCCGGCAGGGTGCCCTCCCGCAGGTGGTGGTAGACGGTCCGCTTCGGGACGCCGAGGCGCTCCGCGACCCAGGCCGGCCGGACCAGGTCGTCGTCTATTGAAGGCATGGGCATGTCGGGTTGACCCAAATCAGTTGCGTTCGACGAAACTGTTTGCGCCTTAAGCAATAGTCAAGCCCCGCTTGCCCATATCCCCCACATTCGCGTGGCGCTATGTCTTGCGCCTGTTGCGCAAGTTCTATTAATGTGCGTTTAACAGTGTTACCCCCCCCCCTTATTGTAAGGAGTACGCCATGGCGACGAACCTCTGGGTGAAGGACGCGCTGGAGCGCGCGGGCTACAAGCAGCGCGACCTGGCGACCGCGTGGAGCATCAGCGAGGGCGCCGTCTCGCGGTGGATGCACGGCATGGAAAGCCAGGATCTGCCCCTGTCCCGGGCGCGTTCCCTGTCGCGCATGCTGGGCATGAACCTAGACGACCTCGCCGATCGGCTGGGGTTCGGCGACGTCCCCGTGCCGGAGCCCATCCCGATGCCGGCCGGCTCGCCGCCGCTTGGATCCTGGACGGTCGGGGGCGCCGGGGCGGGCCGCATGACGATCATGCTGCACCTCGACCTGCCGGAAAAGGTGGGGAAGCAGATCGTCCGGCTGATCACGGCAGACAGCGACGCGATTTAGCGGACGACGAAACTACTTGCGCAGGACGCAAGGGCGTGGTTTAACCACATGGCGGGTCCGCACCGGGCCCGCCCCGAGCCCTGGAGCCTGCCATGACCCTCCCGAACGACGTCCTCGTCCTGATGCCCTGCGGCGGCAACAAGCTGTCGACCCGGGCGCCCCTCCTCGACCTCTACACGGGCCCGCTCTGGCAGACCCTGCGGACGCACCTGGGTGAGATCCCGGCCCGCAACGTGTTCGTTCTCTCCGCGAAGCTGGGCCTCCGCTCGGTGCTGGAGCAGGCCGACCCCTACGAGCAGCGCATGTCCAGCCAGCGCGCTCAGCAGCTCGTCCGGCAGGGCATCCACGGCTGCGACACCATCGTCCGCAACAACATGGTCGTCCCGATGGGCCCGACCCCGATGTCGCAGCTTGTCTCGGGCCGCTCGGACACGATCAGCAAGATCGAGCGCCCCTTCCGCGCCGTGATCCTCGCCGGGGCCGGCGACTACCTCTGGGTCATGCACGGGCTCCTGCTGGACATGCAGATCGCCGACCTGGTGACGCCGGACGCCGAGATCCTGACGGTCCAGGGCGGCATCGGCGAGCAGCGCGGCCAGCTCGGCGCCCACCTCCGCAGGTTCCAGCCGGCCGCTCTCGCGGCCTGATCCCTTTCGCCACACGCACAAGGACATTCGAAATGGCAACGCGCGACACCGCCGAGCTGACCTTCGAACAGATCGCCGCCTACCTCCACCACGACCCCGAGGTGGGCTACTTCCTGGCCGACGAGTTCGGCCAGCCCCGCAGCGCGGTCTGGTTCTCGACCGAGGACGAGGCGACCGACTACTGCGCCCGCGTCGGCTGGCTGCTGATGGACGCGGTCGGCGACATTTTCGATTGATCGCTTTCGCCACCGGCTCAAGGTAATTCGCCATGATCAAGCACTACTACAACGAGTTTGACCCCTATGCCGCAGAATGGCTCCGCAACCTCATCGCCGCCGGCCACCTCCCCGCCGGGGACGTCGACACCCGCTCGATCGTGGATGTTCGACCTGCTGACCTCGCGGGGTATCGGCAGGCTCACTTCTTCGCCGGCATCGGCGGGTGGGGCCTCGCGGCCCGCCTCGCCGGATGGCCCGACGACCGGCCCCTCTGGACCGGCTCCTGCCCGTGCCAGCCGTTCAGCGTCGCGGGCAAAGGAGCCGGTGTCGACGATCCACGGCATCTGTGGCCTCACTTCTTTCGCCTCATCGCCGCCTGCCGGCCCCCTGTCGTCATGGGAGAGCAAGTTGCGGGCGCGGCTGGGTACGGTTGGCTCGACGGAGTTGTCGCTGATCTGGCGTCTGAAGGTTACGCCGGCCGGGGGGTCGATATCCCGGCTTGCGCCGTGGACGCGCCACACATCCGAAGCCGGCTTTACTGGGTCGCCATGGCCGACGCCCCGCACGGCGGACGGCGAGAAGAACGTGCGGACGCTGGAAGGCTCCTTGCGGGAGATCGAGCGCAAGGGTGGCGTGCAGGATCTGGCGCAGGCAACGGCGATCTCCGAGTGGCCCACCCCGACAGTGGCGTGGGCGGACGGCGGCCAGACGAGCCGCAGCGGCGACTGCAAGGGCGAGATGCTGATCGGCGGACTGGTGCGGCAAGTCTGGACCACGCCGACGACCCGAGACTGGAAGGATACGCCCGGCATGGCGACGACCGGGCCGGATGGCAGGGTAAGGCTCGATCAGTTGCCTCGACAGGTGGCGGCGACGTGGCCGACGCCGAGGGCGAACGACAGCAGCGCGGTCAGCGAAGTGGAAATGGAGAAGATCAGGGAGGGCAAGCGGACGGAGACATCGACGGGCAACTCGCGGCTAGAATTGACGGCGACAGTCGCGGCCGAAATGGCACTTTCTGGTCCGACCACGCCTGGCTCACCGGGGCAGACGGGAAAGCGCGGCGCGCTCAACCCGGCCTTCCCCTCCTGGCTCATGGGATACCCAACAGAGTGGGACGCCTGCGCGCCTATGGTAACGCGATCGTCCCGCAACTCGCGGCCGAAGTGATCGCGGCCTTCATGGAGGCGCGGCCATGAGGGAGCACCCCCTGCCGGAGATGGTCGCCGAGATCGTCGCGGCCCGCATCGGGCGCGACGAGCGGCCCCACCTGGAGATCCTGATCTTCTCCCGCCGCTGGTCCGTGCGGGAGCTCCTGGACCACGGGGACGAGGCGGCGCGCCTCGCCCTGCTGGGGCCGCGCGGCATTGCGCTGGCTGCAACTACTTGCGCTGGTGGCGCAAGTGTGGTTTAACCACAGACCCCCTCCAGCCGAAGGAACCCGCCATGCCCCTCCCCACCTCCCAGGTCCACCCCCTGGACGACGAGCATGAGCTCGTCGTCGTGGACGACACCCGCGCCTGGGTGACCGACCGCAAGGGCAAGCGCGTCTCGATCACCTGGACGCGCCACCCGCAGGAGAGCGCGTCCGCCTTCCTGACGCGCGCCACCGAGCACGGGCACCGCGTGCTCGCCTACATCTCGCCGGGGAACTGATCATGTCGACCTACAGCATCACGAAGCGGGGCCCGTCCACGTTCCGCATCCGCATCGAGGGCGAGCGGGTCGAGGGAAAGCGGCAGTTCGTCTACGAGACGATCCGCGGCACCAAGGCCGAAGCGAAGACCCGCGCGGCCGAGCTGGTCAGCCTGGACGGCGGCCTCGCGAAGGTCAGCAAGTCCATGACCGTGCGCGACTACGCCGAGCAGTGGCTGGACGAGCGCGCCGGCCTCGGCCAGGTCAAGGAGCAGAGCGCCCAGCAGTACGAGATCACGTTCCGCAAGCACGTCTACCCCGAGCTCGGCGACGTCGAGCTGCCGGCCGTCACCCCGGCGCGCGTCAAGACGCTCCTGGCGGGCCTCGGCAAGACGCTGGCGCCCGCCACCCTGCGGAGCGTCCGCGCCCGCCTGTCGGCCCTGCTGACGGCCGCCGTGGCGGACCGGCTCATCCCCTCCAACCCGGCGCTCGGGATCAAGACGGCCAAGGTCGCGATGTCGGCCGGCCGCATCATGGACGACACGCAGCGCAAGGCCCTGCTCGACTTCACCCGCAACCACCGCCACGGGGGCATGATCCGCTTCGCCCTGGCGACCGGCCTGCGGCGCGGCGAGATCGCCGGCCTGACGTGGCGCAACGTCGACCTGGCCGCCGGCACGATCACCGTCGAGGAGACGTCGATCGTCGTGCGCGGCCGCAACGAGACGTCGGACCCGAAGACGGACGCCGGCCGTCGCACGCTCGGGATCCCGGCCTCGATCGTCGCGGAGCTCAAGGCCCTGAAGATCGAGGCGGTCAAGGACGCCGAGTGGCGCAAGCGGCCCGTGGAGGGGCTCAAGGTCTTCACCAACAGCCTCGGCCAGGCCTGGACGCCCGCGGGCCTCACGGAGGCCGTGCGGCGCCTGATGAAGGCGGCCGGCCTCGACGGCTACCACCTGCACGACCTTCGGCACGCGCACGCCTCGGGGCTCCTGCGCGACCGGCAGAACCTCAAGGCCGTGTCGGTCCGCATGGGTCACTCGGACCCGCGCATCACGCTCTCGATCTACTCGCACGTCCTGCCGCAGGACGACGCGATGCTCACCAATTCCGCGGCCAACCTCCTGGAGAACGACCATGACGACGCAATCTGACACTCCCGCCTACCGCAGGCTCGGCATCGCCGGGGGCCTGCTCGTCCGCGACTTCATGGTCGGGCTGGGCTACACGTCCGCGCCCGGGGGCGGCGTCTGCCTGCCGCCGCCAGGGTGGAGCGACGCCCGCGTCGCGACCGAGCTGGCCGACAAGATCCCGAACCTCACCGTCAGCCAGGTTGCCAACGTGCGGCTGAAATTGTTCGGTATCCTGCGCCAGGCCGCCGTGCCGGCCCCCGAGCCGCAGGAGCTTGAGAGCCGCATCGACGCACTCCAGGCCAAAGCGGCAACGCTGCAGGAGAGCCTGCAGGCGGCGCTGGCGCGGCTCGACGTCCTGGAGGCCGCGCAGGCCTACCGGAACGGCGCCACGAAGATCGCCGTGCCGTATGTCGCCCCATCCACGGGGCCCGGCCGCTAGGCCTAGTGGCTTGCGTCCACGGCGCAAGTGGTTGACCATCTGAACCCCAGCCGGAACGAGAACGACCCCGGGCCGCGAGGCGCCGGGGTCGTTTCGGTCTTGAGCAGACGCGCTCGCCTCAGAACGAGCAACCCATGACCCAACGGGGCGGAAAAGCCATGAGCAAGTCCAAGTCTACAGTTTCGCGTGCCACGAAAGCAATCACCTTCAACGAAACCGTCCAACCGTACACGGCCGCAGGCTGGCGCACGGATGCGCTGCTCCCGGCCAAGCCGGGTACGAAGAGGCCGGGCCGGTGGCTCGGCGCCCGGTGGGTCGGCCTGAAGGGCTCGGGCCTGCTGAAGGAGGGGCTCCAGGCGGCCACGCACCCGACCACCTGGGAGGACATGCAGGCGTGGCCCACGGACGGCGTGTGCGTCCTCGGCAGGGACTATGTCGGCCTGGACGTGGACAGCGAGAGCCCCGCCCTGTTCGACCTGGTGACGGCCGCCGTGCCGGGCCTGGCGTGGCACCGGGCGCGGGGTGGATCCCGGCGGGTGCTGTTCCCCTTCCGCGCCACCGAGGTCGTGACGTCCTGGCGCCCCATCCTGTTCGTGATGCCCGACAGCGACGCCGAGCACGCCATCGAGCTCAACGCCAACGGCAAGCAGTGGCTGGCCGCCGGCACGCACCCCAGCGGCGAGCGGTACGCCTGGGTGGACAGCGTCGGCCCCTCGCCCACGCCGCCGCCGATCGGCGAGCTGCCCGAGCTCGGGCAGGTCGAGGCGGACGAGATCCGCGTGCGCCTGGTGATCCGCCTGCGGGCGGCCGGCGCCCGGTTCCTGAAGGACAGCGACCAGGCCGAGGCGACGCACGCCGGGTCGGGGGAGCGCGTGCTCACGGACGACCTGGAGCCGACGCTGCCGATCGAGATGGTCGAGAGGATCCTGGAGGCCATCCCCGACACGCGGGAGACAGTCGGGGGGTGGGACGAGGCGGTCAAGCTGCTGGCGAGCATGCGCTACGTGCTCGGCAGGGAGGGCGCCTCCCTGCCGGAGGCCGTCGAGGCCTGGGCGTGCGGCTTTGAGGACACCGGGCCCGAGTGGATCGAGGCGCGCTGGCGGTCTTTCGACGGGGGCGTGGAGGCGCAGCGCGGGACGTTCCTGGAGTGGGTGCGCCAGCACGGGCCGGAGCTCTACGAGGAGGCGCAGCGCCACGTCGACAGGGGCGAGGCCCTGGCCGCCTTCGGGGCGATCGAGGAGGACGACGAGGACGACGGCGAGGACGGGCCCCAGGGCCGCCAGGAGCCGCTCCTGGAGCACACGCCGACCGAGGTGGAGGCGGCGGCCTTCATCCTGCGGGCGACGCCCCTGCGCGGCGTCCTGGGCTACTGCGAGTTCCGCCACCAGATGGTGCTGCGCCGGCCGATCCCGACGCCGGACGGCAAGACGCCGAGCGAGTGGAGCGAGAGGCCCTGGACCGACACTGACGACCTGGACCTGCTGATGTGGTGCCAGGCGAACGGCGCGCGGAAGCTGAAGAAGGGCGTCGCCCAGGACGCCGCCGTGGCGGTTGCGAAGAGGCACCCGTTCCACCCCGTGAGGGACTACCTCAAGGGCCTGGGCTGGGACGGCACGCCGCGCCTCGACGGGTGGCTGGCGGGCTACGCCAAGGCGACGGGCGACGCGGCCTACCTGGCGGCCGTGGGGCGCGCCACGATGATCGCCGCGGTGGCGCGCGTGATGCGGCCCGGCGAGAAGGTCGACACCGTCCTGGTGCTGGAGGGGAAGCAGGGCATCGGCAAGTCCAGCCTGTTCCAGGCGATGGTGCCGGACCCGAGCTGGTTCTCCGACAGCATGCCGCACGACCTGGCGAGCAAGGACGCTCGGGCGCACCTGCGGGGCAAGTGGATCATCGAGCTGCCCGAGCTCGCGCAGTTCCGGCGCACCGAGCTCGCCGCGCTCAAGGGCTTCCTGACGACGGGCACGGACACGTACCGGCCGAGCTACGGGCGGCACGAAGTCACGGTCGCCAGGCAGTGCGTGTTCGTCGCCTCGACCAACGAGGACGAGTACCTGGCGGACGCGACGGGCGGGCGGCGCTACTGGCCGGTGGCGCTCGCGGGCCAGGTGGATCTCGACGCGATCCGGCGCGACCGCGACCAGCTCTGGGCCGAGGCCGCGGAGGCCTTCGGCAGGGGTGAGAAGTGGTGGATCACGGACAAGGCGCTCCTGCCGGCCGTCGAGAGGGTGCAGGCCACGCGCCAGCTCGGCGACGGGTGGGACCAGATCGTCGCGGACTATGTCGCCACGAAGGGCGTGAACGCGATCGTGGCGACCGACTTCCTGCTCGACGTGCTGAAGCTGGAGCCCGGCGCCGTCACCCAGAAGAGCCTGCAGCGCGTCGGCGACATCCTGCGGGGCATGGGGTGGGTGAAGCAGCCGGTGCGCCAGGAGGACGGGCGCCAGCGCAAGGGCTGGGTCAGGCCGCACGCGCTGCGGGTAGTCGCGGGCGGGGCGGTAGCAGAGGAGGGCGGTCGCGACCCCGACCTGATCGAGCCGGACGACGCGGCGCGCAAGCGCGACCACCTGAAGGTCGTGCGACCGGCTGCGCGACCGGGCGAGGCGTGACGTGGTCGCGGCCTCAAGGCCAGGCGCCGCAAGGGCCCGAGGTGGTGCGCTACCACTGGGACCACCCAAGTCTAATAGAGTTATGGGAATAGGGGAAAACAGGGGCGAGGGGGCGCATGTGGAGCGTAGAGGCGCGTACGCGAGGCGAAATAACCCGCGTAAGGGATTTGCGGGTCGCGGGGTCGCATGGGGTAGCACGGCCCTGGTGGGTCGCGGCGTGCCCTGCTGGAGGCACGGAGACAGGAGATGCAGATGAGGTGGACGGTGGGGATTGACCCGGGGCTGTCGGGGGCGGTGGCGTTCCTGGACGGCGAGGAGCTGGTCGAGGTGGTGGACATGCCGGTCGTGACGCCGAAGGGGCGCAAGCCTCGAGTGGATGTCGGGGGGCTGGCGTCCGTGCTGGCGGCCTGGGCGCCGGTCGAGGCGCTGGTCGAGCGCGTCGGGCCGGCGCCGGGGGCGGGCGTGTCGAGCATGTTCCGGTTCGGGTACGGGGCCGGGGCGATCGAGGGCGTGCTCGCCGGCCTGGGGATCGAGGTGGTTCTGGTGGCGCCGACCGTGTGGAAGCCGGCGATGCGGCTTGGGTCGGACAAGGGAAGGGCCCGCGCCGAGGCTCAGAGGCTGTTCCCGGCCCTTGCGAGCCTGTTCGATAGGGTGAGGGACGACGGGAGGGCTGAGGCGGCTCTGTTGGGGCTCTACGGGGTCAGGCTTGCGTTGGCCGCGAAAGGGGGTGAACCGCGATCGGGAGATCGGGTGGATCATCTGGACCTCTTGGAGGACGCGATCTGATGCCGGCGCTGAAGAACCACAGACAGGAGCTGTTCGCGCAGTCGATGGCGCAGCACGGCGTCCAGTATCGCGCGGCGATCGAGGCCGGCTACAAGCCGACCGGCGCGAAGAACGGCGGCTCGCGGCTGTACGCTCTGCCGGCCGTGCGCCAAAGAATTATGGAACTTCAACAGAGTAACCAGGAAAAGGTGCAGCGCGCGATCGTGGCGGATCAGGCGTGGGTGATGAACAATCTGGTTGCCAACGCGGAGGCGTCGATTGCCGCAGGTGATCGGGCCTCGGCGAACCGGGCGCTGGAGCTGGTGGGCAAGCAGCTCGGTATGTTTGTCGATCGCAAGCTGGAATTGAAAAGCCCGCTCGACGGCCTGACCGCGGACGAGCTGCTGGCGATCGTCCGCCTCGCCGAGCAGGTCGAGGCGGGGCCTGCGCAGGCGCTGGCAAACCCTGTGGGTTTATCAGCACCCATTGAAATGATTGACGTTTCGCCTCCGACGCTGGAGCTGGAGGCGGTGAATGTACCCATCGAAGACGAGGACGACGCGATCTGAGCTGCGCCAGGCG